ATGGGCGCGATCATTGGCTATGCAGCCTACAGCGACATTGGGGCGCTGCGGTTCATTCTGCTGATGATGGGAACGCTATCCCGTCCAGAGGCGGCGCTGGCGATGGACCCGCGCCAGCAGTACCGCAAGGACGTTGGGGTAATTGACCTTCACCCGCCCGCGTGGCCGCGAACCAAGAAGCACAATGCAGAGCTGCCGGTTATCCCGGAACTGAAGCCCTGGCTCGAGGCGTGGGCCGCGAATCCACATAAGCCCGTACTGTCCCGTAAGCGATGGTGGCGAAACCTACGAGAGAACCTAGATCTACCAGAAAGGGCCGAACCCAAGACGATCCGCCACACGATCGCCACGCGACTGCGGACCATGCGCGTTCCGTTCGATGAGATCGAAACGGCGCTTGGGCATCTTGTGCTTAAGCGAACGAGTCGCGTCTATGCAAAGTATGATCCCGACTATTTGCTCAATGTTTCCAAGGCGCTGTCCACGGTCTGGCGGGATTATTGCGGTGCAGCGCACGAATGGCTTGCTGTCCATTCGCTGTCCATCCCGAAAAGCCGAGAGCCTTTGACAGTGCTGGAAAATGGCTGTATTGCTGGAAAAATAATGGTGGGCGGTGACGGGCTCGAACCGCCGACCCTCTCGGTGTAAACGTACTGGAGCGGACAATGGCCATGTTGCAACGAGAGGATTTGGACCGGACAAACGCCGAACGGAGCGAAAACGAAACGCAATTCGCTGACCATTCGCTGTCCACGAGCTACGTTTACTTCATCCTCGCAGAGAACGGTCTGGTGAAGATCGGCTTTGCGTCGGACTTCCGCGACAGGTCTACCAAGCTGGCAATGGGTTCGCCGGTACCGCTGTATCCGCTAGCGGCGGTCCAGGGTGGCCGTGTCGAGGAGCGCGCCTACCATCAGCGCTTTAAGGTCCATCGCCACCATGGAGAGTGGTTCTATCTGACCGACGAAATCGAAGCGGAGATTGATCGTCTCGGATACGAGGGTAACCGGTTCTACCGGCCCTACTACCAACGCGGATATGCGTTCCCGCTCACGCTTACGCAAAAGCTAGCGGCGGTCTGTCCCGAATAGGAGTTGGAATATTGGATAACCTATTGATCTTTTTGGGCAATTACGCTCTGCCGTCCGCTGGACCGAGCCATGTTTCACTGTCTCGACGCTTCGCGCGGCTGCCGCTATTGCAAGGAGGAAGTGAGTGACTTCGCCGTTTAATCCATATCTGGGCTTGCCCTACGCGGAGTTGTGCGGTCGTCGGAAAGACTACGCCAAAATGCTCCACGCCGCCGTAGCGGCCCGCAAGGCTGCCGAGCGCCAACTGACCTTGATAGTTGAGGCTATCGACGGAGCCGACGAGGCGCGCCCATTCGAGGCGTCAGACCACGCGGTTGTCCGCTACCTGGAACGGGTGCGAGGCGTGGATGTGAGCGCTGTCCGTGAAGAGATCGCCATGACCTGCGAGCGGGCCACGGCGCTCATTGGCGACAAGATGCGCGGAGCTGACGGATTTCTCTACTGCTGCAACAATGACGGCTTCATAACTACCGTGCTGCCCTTGGACGCCGTGGTTGATGAGGCCGCCGAGTCAGAGCGCGCGATGCGTGAGCGCCCACCAAGCGGCAAGCATCGCCGTACTATTCGCGCCAAGCGAGCATTCATCCGAGACGCCGAAGAGTGTCGGCAACCCCAAAGGACTGGAGCATGAGGCGGGAAGATCGGTCAGCGGCGATCACTGGCAGCATAATAGGGTTTGTGGTGGTGGCCTATGCCCTCGTTTATCTTCCGATGCGCCATAACTATTTGCAATGCGGGAGGGTCACGCTCTGCGCGTCAGTCGATACCCACGCGGAGCGCGGAGACGTGAAACAGGCTCAGCCCGTAAGGGTGGGTAGCGCGGTGCTGCGTCAGCAGCAGACGCCCATACTTAGTATGTTTACATCCCCCCCTCTAAAGGTAAGACTCATTGCCTCTGCTCGGTAAGCAGGAGAGCTAGTAACTGTTGCGATTGCTTATCCATCGTGGCGAGGCATCATCCCCAGCCCGTAACAACTTCGACGTGATCCGCCTCGCAATGGCGCTGCTCGTCGTCTGGTCCCACTCGTTCGCCCTTCACCTGGGAAGCGAGGATAGCGAGCCGGTGAACCGTTTGATGGGAGGTCACTATACGGGCGGGACCGTTGCCGTGATGGTGTTCTTCATCATTTCCGGCTTTCTCATCACCCAATCGTTCGACCGCTCGAAAACGGTAGGCTCCTACCTCATCAAGCGAGTGAGGCGGATTTATCCCGGCTACATGGTGGCGACGACGATCTGCGCTTTCATCGTCGTTCCGCTCTTTTCGACCCACGCGGACCTTGGCCCGATCAGGGCCGCGAAGGTAATCGGTCATAACCTTCTGTTGCAAGGCTTTGTCCCGCCTTCGAATGCGTTCGCGGGCAACCCGAACCACGACGTGAACGGCTCGCTCTGGACGATCCCCTTTGAATTTGGCTGCTATCTCGGCGTCATTCTCATCGGCGCAAAGAGGCGCGGCTTCCTCGTTGCGCTACTGATCGCAACCCTGCTTGGGCGTCTTGGCTTAGAGATGTTCGTTGCTGAACCGTGGCGAGGGCCGACACACTGGCCGTTCCTGTGGCTGGCGTTCGTGCCGAGCTTCACCGCAGGGATGATCTCCTATTCCTACCGGGACGTGCTGCCGCGAAGCCGAACACTTCTCATTGCCTTGGCCGCGCTCGCGGTCCTCGCGTGCCGCGTAAACGGCCCTGTTGCAAACCTGATCGTGGTGCCCGCGCTGGCCTATGCCACGTTCTACATCGCCTTCAGCGACCGACTGCCGCTGCACGACGCGGCCAGGTACGGCGACTTTTCTTATGGGACGTACCTCTACGCCTTCCCGATTCAGCAAATGCTGCAAGCGGCGGTGGTGCTGACGTTCGCCTCGTACATCGCCGCGTCGCTGGCCCTGTCCCTGCTCGCTGGCATCGCCAGTTGGCATATCGTCGAGAAGCGCTTCCTTCGCCGGAAGCTAGAACTTCCCGTTCCAGTAAGTGTTGGCGCTACTCAAGTCGCCAGCGCCTAGAACGCCCTTGTAAATCGAGCCGCCGTAGAAGCGGCCATTCCACGGTTGCTGAGCAACCGCATCAAGTCCGCCCACGGCAAGCCTGCTGGACCCGGATTGAGCCGTTCCCGTTACAGCCGTTGACCCGTTTCCAGTCCCGCCGACAAATACCTCTGTCGTGGTCGTGGTAGTCTTTTCAGACAGAACCATGTTACTGGTTGCGGTCACAGCGACGCCAACGTCCGTGAACGCCGTTCCCGAGGTGTTGAAGGCAATCGTTTCGGCATTGCTCCCATTGATGCGCAGAAATTGTGACGTTGAGGGGTTGGTACCGTCCTGCGCTGATAATATGATCGGAGATCCGGTCAATGTCGTCGGCTGTACTGCTGCAAATGCTGTGTGCTGGCCGCTTCCGTCCGTTACGGAAATTGCCGCCGAGGTCTGAAGTACATCGTTGGTGCCGTCGAACGTGAGCCACGATTTGCCGCCTGATGTATGGTAGATCGGCTGAGATGCCCCGGTCGCCTGAATGACGTGGTTTCCGTTGCCGGACTTGTCGTTCATCCGCGCAACGGAATCCCCGTCAGCGGTCACGGGAGTTGTCCCGGCAGTATCCTTGAACAGCGTCGAAAGGTCGGATGGGTCGTACCATGCCGCAAGCGCGGTCGTCGGCGTGGACGGTATCCATGACGCAGTGACGGCCAGCATGTTGCTGCTCGGCAGGAGTGCGTTTCCCGAGGCTTTCCAGAATCTGCTTGGCATCAGTAAATCACCGCTGGGGTTTCAGTTGAGAGGTTCGGCGGGGAGGCGCTTCCATAGGTCGAGCTCAGACCCAAAGTCGGAAGCCCGATCGTCAGCAGGATACGCGCCCAGTCAATGTCGGGCCTCCAAAGCATCATGTTGACCAGTTGGGCCTTGCGTGCTGTGTAGCTCGCCCCCGGAGTGAGGCTTAGCCCGCTTAGAAGCGTGGTGATGATCTGATCGCGCGTCTGGTATCCCGCTGGAGCAGATCCCCATGTGTTGATGTTTGATGATGGGCTGTAGGCTCCGGTGTTCGGATTATGGAACCAGGTCAGAGAATCAACGAGCGAGTTTGCCCAGGTGACGTGCGTAGTCGAAGGATCCAAATTAGAACTGCCGTAGCCCTCGATCTCGACGGAGGTGCTCGTGAAGTTGTAGGCGCGGATCGTGTCCATCGCGCAGTACGTGTCATACGGAAGATTGTTGACGTGGCCGCTTTCCGGGGTCGAGTGATCCGATTGCATGATGGTGCCGCCCGTGGCGACCCGAATGGGATTATCAACGAGGACGGCGTTCTTGATCCCGGTTCCGCTAATCCCGTTCTGGGTGCCGAACGCAAAACCGGTCGTATTGCTCGAGTTGATGTTATCGGCGCCAAGGATTAGCACGTCAGTGGCGGTTGCAAGGATGCCAGAAGGCGCTTCCGCCGAGGTAGTGGAGAAGCCGCCCAGGATCAGCGGAACCGCGCAATCCCATCCGACGAAAGAGGTTATCGTTGCGTTGCCGCGATTGCTCAGGCCGTTGTTGGCGCTGTCAATGCAGACGATACGGTCGAACCGGCTGTTGAGGTTCCCGGCGTGAGCATAAATGCAGTGCCCAAAAACGGACGTTCCGCCAGACGCCAGTGCATCATCTCTCGACGCTCCAACCTTCCATCCGCAATGGGCGAAGGTGCAATCCTGGACCCACAGCCCGTCAAGAAGCTGCGCGTACATTCCAGAGGTGTTGCCGTTGGAGGCGTCCCACTGCCCCCAGAACGAGCACTTGGAGACGTTGAGCGTTACCGAGCGCCCGTAGCCGTTGGTATTCTCATTATCGAGATCGAGACGGGCAGTGGCGAAGCGGCAATTCTGGAAGCAGAGCCCGTCATGGCGGTTGGTATAGTTGATCTGGACCTTTGAGGAGTTCTGACCGTCGAGATGGATACCCTGGATCGCGAAATAATGGTCTGTGTTTCCAGTGTCGACGGTCTTCTCGAGAGATGATCCGTTAGCGAGCAATAGCTTCGGCATGTTGGCGCCGGTAAGCTTGCCATACTTGGCTGAGTTGGAAGCGTCTGACGGGTCGTAGGAAAGGATTGCAGTCGGATACGTAACCGACGCCCCGGCCTTATTGGTGACGTTGCCAATGGCCGACGCGCCCGTGTCAGTGTATGACCTGCCACCCGTTCCGGCGATCATCAACTGGTCGCCGGGAGTATATCCCGCACCGATGAACAGCGGGAAAGCCGCCGCGTAAGTGAGCTTAGCAGTTGCCGCGCTCAGGCCGTCATTCGCATCGCTGCCGCCCGAAGAGTTAACCCAGATCCGCCTGCACCCGGCTTTAAGGCCAAAGGTTATCCACCCGCTGGCATCCGTCGCGGTGCCGAAACGGGTGTCATACTGGAGCAGGGTTGGAAGCCCGCGCCTCAGCATGAGGAAACGGCCCATTCTAGTGGTAGTCCACGTTAAGCGCGAGAATGTCGCCCGACGCCAGAGCTGTGGTGTCGGCATCAGCCCCCGCCCCGGTCATGGCAATCGAGATTCCCGTCGCGAAAGCAACGCCGGTTCCGAAGTCGAACGCGAACGCCGCAGAGGCGGGGAGGTAGATCGTCTTTACCGGCGTATCGGTACCGACAGTCGGGGAAGTCGCCTTGTTGTAGAGCTTGAGGTAAACCGCAGAGGCTTTCGCATTGAAGCCCTGAATGCCCTTTACGGTGCCCGCGCTGGCCTTGATGTTGGCGCCGTTGGTCGTTGCGGCAGCAGAGAGAACGCGGTAGGTCGAGGGGGCCGGGATCAGCGCGTGAGCGGTCGAGCCGGGAACGGCGTTGACGCGGTTGGTGGTGCCGTCCGTGGTCTGGTCGATCTTGACCGGACTGGGCGTAGTCGTGTCGGTCACGGCGTCTTTGATCGTGCGCCAGTAGCTCATTGCCGAACCGGACGCGCCGTTCGCTACGGCGGCATCGGCCTGCGCTCCCACGGCAGTCGTCAGAGCGCCATCGCTGGCGAGCGTCACCGCAAGGCTGTTGGCTGCCGTCTTGGTGCCGAGCGAGGTCGGGAACAGCGCAGTGAGCGCCGTCTGATTGGCTGACGTTGCAGCACCGGTTGGAAGCGAGACCGTTCCGCTGATGTTGGTGATGTTCCACGTACCGGACTGTCCTGCCGCAACGAGGTTGGTCGTCCCGGGAGTTGTCTGGTCAATGCCGACCTTGCCGATGATCGCGGTCCCTGCGACGAGCGCGGGAAGCGAAGCGAGCGAAACCGCCATCGTACCAGTTCCGGCATTGGCCGTGATCGTGCCCGACACTGGAACAGCGGACTGGTCAGAGGCGATGACGACAGGCCGCGAGGCCGCCATCAATGCCTGACCGGGGGCGAGAGGCTTTTCGACCGGTGTCGATATTCCGGCTGCGTCAAGTACGTTCATTGTGGACATGGCAAAGACTTCTCCAGGCGAGGGAGTTGAGGGACTTCGGAAATTCGGGAGTTATTCGCGGGTTAGCGGTCTTTTTCGGCTTCCAGCAAAGCGCTCATCAGCGCCGTTCTGAGCTTGATTGCCGAGGCTCTATCGAGGGGGATCACAACGCCCTGACCGTTGTAGGCAGTGAGCCAGATTTTGCCTGAGTGGCTGTCTATCGCGACGTGCTTCCCCTGCTCGGGGGTTACGCGCGTCATTTCACCCTCGCGTAGGCAACGAACCAGTCACACCCATAAGCGGGGCAGACCATGATATGGTCAGGCAGCCCGTCCTCATCCTTGTCGCCGCTTTCACCGCAGATGAAGAAGGTATCAGGAAAGCGATCAGCGAAGACGTGGCGGAGGATATTGGTCTGCTTGTTGCACTTCTCTTTGAGGCGATCGATCTCTGCGCTCATTTCGGCTTTGGTCATGCGGCCTCCAGCATCTCTGGACACACCGAAACCCTGCCGACTTGGCCATATTCCTTATGGTAGGTAATGAGTTGCGCTGACCGTTCGGCGATCCATCCGCCACGAGCTGCGTAGGCGTCTCTAGCTGCCAATGTGGGGTGCTGGATAACGGTTACGCCGTTATACTCTTTCTCGTCGCGGTGATGGCGATGGCCGCAGTGAATTTCTCGCTTGGTTGTGCGTCCCCATATTTCCGGGAACTGTGCGGCATAGAGCAATGGTAGCTGTTCGTTCTTGACCTTATGCCCATGATGGACCCCGAGCATCGTCTTGCCCCATTCATAAACATAGAACGGGAGCGGAGAGTCATCGACGGTTACTCGCGGTTCGACCTCATAGAGAACGCTGAACAGGTCCGCGAGCCAACCAGACCCCTCCTCATCGTGGTTGCCCTCCGCGACAATCAGGTGAACGTGTTGATGGGTTTGCAGGCCGACTTGTACCAGATGACGGATTAAGCGGATCGCGGCCTTGCGGATCTTGGGATAGCGGCTGTCGGCGTCGAGAACGTGCTTGCTTGCGGGCGTCAACGGAAGCTTGCCGTCAGTATGGAGAAAGTCTCCTTGAATGTTTACGACAAGCGTGTGCGCTGGAGGAGCCTGCGCGAGTAGCGCGGCATTGGCTGAGGTTAAGGTGTTCTCTGCGATCTTCACGTCCCAGTCAGCTCCCCCCTCATCTTTCCATGCGAGGCAGCCAAGGTGGTAGTCGGTGAACGTGAGGAGGTTACAGAGGTGGGTCAGAAGTCGGGCTTTGGGCGACGGGACTGGAGTCGAGCGGGGCAGTTCCTCCTTTAGCGCCTCTACCGCTTCGCGCATGGCCGTGTACCACGCCTCACGGTCGGGAGACTGCCGCTCCCATGTTCTTTCCACGTCTCCATCAGCATTGCGCTGAACGGTGACCTTCCCCATCAGGTAGCCTGGGGCGGTTCCGTTGTTGAAGTGACCCGGCGCGCTACCTTCGCGAGCCAACGCAACGAGCCTGTCCTTAAAGGTGCTTGGCGATATTCCTAGTTCGCGCGCAGCTGCGGCCTTATTGCCCTTGTGACGGGCGAGAGTGTCGTGGAGAGTTTCTTGCACATTGCGTCCCCCGCAGTTGCGCCAATTATTTCTTAGGTTCTCGGCAGCCCTCTAGGATCGACTGCAAGCCCTCTCCCCACGAACGCAAACGGATTGCGCTACCGGCCAGAGGGCCGACATCGTGGGCCGCGTCACCGTTGAGTTGGTCGCGGATCTTGGGAGGCTCTGGCGGAAGCCGCTGGTCGTGAGACAGGCAGTAAACTGTCGAGTATCGCGTGGACGCGCACCCACCTAACGCTATTCCGTATATACAGAGCGCAAGTAACGCTATTCCGTTAGATGTCCGCATAGATGCGCCTCTTATGGTCGGAGAACTTCTCGCCGCCTTCGCGCTCGGTGCGGACGCCGTTGACTTTCCACGGCTTGCACATCTTGCAGCCCGCGCGAATGTTGCGGCGCTTCTTCCGCTTGTGGTTCATAAATCAGCGCTGAGAATTTCGGGCTTGGTACGGCAGTTCGGTGCAGGGGGTGCCTGTTCAACTTTCTTTGCCTGGCTGTCGGCAATCGTCTGTTTCTGGACGACAACCTTGATCTTTTCCCGCGTGACGACCTTCTGCTCGTTATTTGCTGTCGTGATCGCTTCAAGCTGGGCTTTGTATGCGTCTCTCTGCTTGGCATAGGCGGCTGAGACGTGGCGCTGATGGACAAGCTCGAAGTGCTGAATGGCGGTGAAGATCGCGAGGCCGAGCAGCAGCATCTGCCACGGATTAAGCGACTTCAGGAACGTCTTCGCGCCCGATAGAAGCATGAGCCAAGGCATCAGGCTTTCCAGTCAAAGAACGTGTAGCCCTCGCGCTCCAGTTCCGGGCGCGTCATCAGGTGCCGATTCATATTGTCGAGATAGAGTACGGCGCCCTTGGGCATCAGGATCGCGAGGATTTCGTGGCCCTCTACGCCGCCAGGTTCCTTGACGATGACGGAGACGAGCTTGGTGTTGGTGACAACCGGAACGCCCAACTGCTCCAGCATCCCCAACTTGGTGAGAGCATAATCCTCGCAGTCCCCCTTCCCATCGGCGGGATACTGCACCCACATGTCTTCCATGCCGTAGTGCTCGAGGTCGCTTTCGCCCTGGATGTTCTCGTTTACGTAGCGGTTTACCTCGGCAATGATGTCCACCAGTTTGGGGTCTTCATTGGGCGCCTTGGCGCGGGCCTGCACATCGATCGGAGCCTTGTCGGGGAAGGTCTTTGGCGCCTGTGCGAGAGGCGCGGAAACAAGGACAGCTGCAAGCGCAGCCGCCTTCAACAGAAGGGCCATGATGTACTTCCCCCGAAGTAGGATTTATGTTAGTGCTGTGGGTATGTCAGCGAGTGACATTGGAGCCTTTGTTGCCGGACTATTCGCCGCTGCCGCAGGCGGGCTTATTTTCGGCGGGCGGTGGCCGTTGGGCTTGGCTTGCCTTGTGACCGCCTTCTCTCTGGGCGTGGCACTGTGGGGATGGCCTAGTTTTTAACCGTACCATCCGGCACGAGAGCGCCAACTATCCCAACGATCACGCTAACCAATGACCACGGCCACTTAAGAGCCTCTGCGGCAGTGACTGCGGCGCCGATGAGAAGCCAAGTGCTCCGCTCGTCCAACCGGGCCTTGATGTAGGCAATCAGTTGCATCGCAAGTACAGTTCTCGCTCCGCCTCACGGCGATTGAGCAATCCAGCGATCTTCCGTCCGTTGTCGTAACACCACAGAAGGAAAGCATCGCCAGCGCGCGGATAGTTGCCCTGCCGGTGACGCTTCAGGACCGTCGAGCCATTGAAGCGATCCAGGCCGATGTTAAAGGCCAGGCTCGTCATGGCGTCGTACTGGTTTTGGGTGGTCGGGCAGTTGTCGAGGTACGGCGTGATGTCGTGCCGCCCAATGTCGTCCATCAGGCGGCGCTCAGCCTCTCCCGGCGTAATGGTCATTCCCATGTGAACGCCAAGGGTGCTTCCATAGCCGATTGTCGGCACGTTTCCCGTGTCCAAATAGGCATCAAGACGTAGCCCCTCAGCTCTCTTGACGAGAGCAAGGCCCCTATCGCTAATTTTCATGGAACCTCGCGGAACAAAAGGTGATTCCGCCGCGTTTAGACGCGACCGGGACAGGGAGATGGAACCAACTCCGGGTGACGGCTGACGTGGATTTAGCGAGAAGCGTCAGCGTGCCGAGTAATCAGAGGCCGCGAGTAGCTGCGTTATGAGCCTTCCCCCCGCGCTCATTGCCCCGCAGACGAAAGCGGCCTCACTTAAGCTTTGAGAGCAGTTCCTTCATGTCGTTCGGAACAGGCTCCTTCGCTATGTGGTCGTAAGCCTGCCGCAGCACGAGTAGAGTCTTTTCCTTCGGCCAGCGGCGCGTGATCGAGTGATGAACCTTAATCATTTGCCCGCTTTCCACTGGCGAAACAGGATCATCGCCCGAAGCATGAGGATTGCGATTGTCAGGGCAGAAATCATCGCCGCTGCCCCGTGAGTGACGACATATCCAGCCCACGTTAGAAGCGCTCCGTCACCAACGAGCGCCCTAGGGTCCTCATGAATGAGCATTAGTCCTGTCCGTCTCGAGCGATTGCGCGGCGGCAGTGCCCCTTCTGGGTCATCAGGAAATCAATCACCTTCTCGGCAATCAATGCCCACTTTTTACCAGCGATTGCCTGCTTGCCGACAAAGGCTGAAAGCGTCTCATCGGCAGAGGGTAAATCGCCAATCCCGAACCAGACGAAACCCCAGCCTCTCACCCAGACACAGAACAGCTGGTCTGCCGAGGTGGCGAGCCTTCCAATCCAGTTGGAGAAGCGGTCGAATATCGCCGGTATGCCCTTGTCGGGGCCGTTCAGGGACTGGCTCACGATGCGACGGCCTTCATCACGAAGAATGAGATGACCAAGGCCTCGGCAAGGGCGCCAGCGGTCCGGTTCGTGAGGCTGATCCTGAATGCGTTGGAGGCAATGTTATCGACCTGGACAAGGTAAGCGTTGGCCGAGGTCGTTCCCGACTTGATGTTGACGTGCACAAGGTCGTTCACGCCGAACTTGGAGTTGTTGCAGACGAACGACACCGTGGCATTCGAGGCCAGCGATGCCGCGTTCATCGTGATCTGGCCGCAGAGGGTGTTCAGGGTTACGTCCGTGGACTTACTGGTCGCCTGAGTGACCGTTCCGCCCTGTCCGGTGAGATAGCCGATCCCGGCAGCTCCGATTACGGACGCAACGGCGGCCATGACCTCGCGGATAGCGTCGTTGAGGTTTCCCGGTGGGCAGTTCTCGGCAATGTTTACGGCGCCCACAAGGCTATTAGACGCCGGGGTCGTGGACCAATCGGTGACGGCCACTGGCAACTCCTATGGATTTAGTGTAAAAGTCCGCCGATGGACGGGGCACATGTATTTGCGTTCGTCATCGCCGGGATGATCCTCGGCGCATGGCGTTTTCTGAAGCTTACTGCTGGGTCGCGCCGTAAATAGTCGGAGCGGCAATCGCGGAGCCAAGCGCTCCGGTTTGTGCAGAGTAAGCCTTCCTTGCCAGATACATTTTCTGGAGTAGATCGAACTGTGCCAATGCGGCCCTGGGGTCGGTGTTGAGCAGGATCGGGCCAACGGCGTCGGCCTTCTGTTGCGCACCCTTGATCCCCAGCGCCCTCGCGTCGGATAGTTTGGTTGCGAGCCTCGCGAGCGATAGCGGGGACGGGATTCCGCCCGTCAGCATCGTTGTTCCAATGTCGGTAGCGGCGTCGGTAAACGGGCTTTCGAACAGCCTATCCGCCTGCATCCGGCCAGCGGTCGGAGATCCGCCCAGTGTCTCCTGCGCGGTCTTCGACATGTCGCCCTCAAGCGACTGCGCCCGCATGAAGTCTGGTGCCCCCTGCGGGAATACCGTCGAAAGCTTGGCCTGCTGCCCCATTGAGCCGTTGATGGCTGAGTAGGGATCTGAGTTGAGGCGGGCGCGCTCCGCCGCGTCTGCCATTGATGCCGCGAATCCCTTCTGGAAAAAGGGCACGTTTTCGGGGCGCGTGACATTGATTGTTGATGCGACGGTTTCCGGCGTCACCTTTGGACTTGTGGCGTCATAGCCCCGTTGGGCATCTGTCGCGGTCGAAGCAAGCGCCTGGTAAGCCTGACGCGCCTTCCCATACTCCGGATAGAGCGTGTCGGCTTGCTTCAGAAGATTGGCGCGAACGTCATTGATTGCCCGCCCAGCCTCATCAAGATTTAGCTTCCCTGACATTGGGTCACGGTAGCTCTCGAGCATATCATCGAGGCCGCGCTTCACGTAATCAATTGTTTGGGCGCTCGGGTGACGAGTCAGCACCGTCTCGCCCTGATCATTAAGGTCAAAGCCGAGCGCGGTTGGATCGCGACGCTCATTGGCGGCTATCGTTCTGGCTCGCGCCATCGCCTGCTTTCCAGCTGGGGTGCTCAGAAGCGCATCCAGTTCCGGACTGGTCCTTCCTGGAAGCTGATATGCCTGATCGTACAGCGGCGCTGCCGCCGTTCTCGCTGCGTCGATCTGGGCCGTTTTGAGTTGTCCGAGGTCGCCCACGGGGGCGAGGTTAGTGTTGATCTGGCCTATCGCTCGCTCGGCTTGCCCAGCCTGACGCGGGATCAGCGTGTTCTCAGCCAAAGCCCTGACATCGGGCGACTTGCGGGTTGCCGCACCGGCTATGAGCCTCAAGCGAGGATCTGCGTCGGCGGGAGCGTAGGGCAGGCCGAGGTCCGCCGCCTGTTGGAGCTTGTTGCGGAAGTCGAGCGCCCTCTTTGCGTTGGTGACGTAAATCGACTGGCCGGAATCCAGCGCGGCAGGGGGCGTGAAGCTGTTAACGCCGGGAATCGCGTTGACGATCGCCTGACCAGCCCTTGTGTCACCTATGGCCTTGATCGTGGGGCCAAGTACGGTGTGGCCGACAACGTTGCCCGCGCCCATTGCCGCCATGCCTTCAGCGGCCCCGGCGGCGGGGTTGTCGGGGTTCTGGGCGGCGCCAGATGTCCCAGCATAAACGGTGTCACCGGTCATGCCCCGGCGAAATGCCGAACTGATGTCCGCCAGCTTGGCCTCTTCTCCGGTCAGGCCCATCTGAGGGACCATTCCCGTAGCGCGGAAATATCGCGCCATGAGCGGATTGGCTTTCAGCGCATCGACGCCCGCGTTAACGGCTTTTCCTGCGCCCGTAGCGCCACCGACCACGCCAAGAATATCGCCAAACATTGAGCTTTTCGGCGCGTTTCCTCGTGTTACCGCATTGAAATATGCAGCCTGATCCGGTCCCGCCAAGGCCGATGGAATGTTAGCCAACAGAGAGTCGTAATAGTGCGTCCCGAACGCACCAGCGGGATTGGACACGATGTCATTGGCGATATTGTTGCCGATGTCCGTGGATGTGCGGATGACGCCCGAGAAGGGGTGGTATTCCCTGTTTGGGTTCGCCTGCATGTACGACACGACTTTGCCGTACTGACCGGGCGGAGGAGGTGTGACCGTGGTTAGCCCACGCGCCTTAGTCTCCGCCTGCCATTGGGCGAGCGCCTGACGGTATGGCGTTCCAGCGCGGGCAGACGATTCCCAGAATGATGCCGAGAACGGGTCTGGCTTATCCTGCGATCCGCCACCCGCCGGGGCAAGGCTATTCGGGTTGATGTTGCCGCCCGTTGGACCCTGAGGAGGGGGCTGGTTGTTGCCGGGTCCGGGAATTGCGGCAGGGGCGGCGAAATACTTGTCCACCGCGCCGGGAGCGATGCGATCGAGGGTCGCCTTGGCGTCCTTGTCGAGCATGTCCCAGGTCGGCTTGCCGCCCGTACCGAAATTGTACTGAGCAAGGTTGGCGGCGAGCTTCGAGGTCAGCAGTTCGACGGCGTTGCGGACAATGCCAACCTTCTGTTCTCGCGACATATTGGGGTCGAGGTTGCGCAACTGGCGGACTACGCCCTGTTCCGCGCCGCCGCCATTGCGATAGACGGACTCCAGTTCGTCGGCCAGCTTGGAGCCGGTGTCCGTGAAATTCGTGATGCCGGGATCGCCGTGGCCCTTTGCATACCAGTTCTCGACGGAGTTCACGGTCGTCGCGAACGGGAAGCCGCCATGCGAGGCAGTGCCGTCGATCTGGTCGTAAAGCGTGCCCAAGTGGCCGATAGCCGTGTTCAGAGCGTTATTTGACTGCCCCAGCTTGCCCTTGATCGCGTTGCTGCGTGCCTGCGCCCGAGCGTTGAAGTTCGTGGCGTCAAAGGTCGGATCGTACTGCGCGACTTGGCTGAGCTTTTCCTGCCAGAACGGCGAGCGCAGAGCCGCGCCCTGCGGAAACGCCAAGCGCCCCTCATCGAGCGCCTTCACCATCGCCTGATCCGAAGCGGAAATCGTCTTCAGGTAGTCGGGGCCATAGAGACCGGTCGTTGAAGCCTTGGGGTGTTGGGCGTCGTACTGCTCTTTGTCCTCGCGCGCCTTGATTTCCGCAGACTGCGCCTCCGCTCTCTGCTTGCGCAGCTGATACGGAGTCAGTTGAAGATCCGCCTGACCGCGCTGTACATCGATCATCTTCTGACGAACGGCGAGCGGCTTGGTGGGATCACTGGAGGTCATGGCGCTAGGCCCGCCAACAACCTGATAACCGCCCTGCGGAAGCGCCTCGACGACGCGTCCGTCAGGAAGCTGGTAGCGCTGACCCATCAAAATACTCTCTTTCCAGTCTCAAACTCGCGCATTGCCTGCCCCAACCGGGGAAGCATGACGGGCGAGAGCGTGTCTTGCGGGTTTAGACCCAGACGGCGCGACACGTAGCCAATATAGTTGTTGACTTGAGCGTCGGTGTTATCTCCGCCCCGGCTCTGTCGAGGAGCATATGTCTCAACAATACTAGAAATATTGCGAAGCCCGCGCTGCATATAGCGGCCAAGTAATGCGTTCTGGGCCTGAATGCCCTGTTGCGGGTCCGCGAATGACTGAAACTGCATTGACCCAGGAATACGCAGCGCCCCGGGATTATTAGCGCCCGGACGGAAACCCGCCAGACGCACTGGGCGTCTGACCTCCGATCGGCCTTGCCCCCGGAGGAAGCGTGTCGAGAATTGGCGGCTGCTGTGGCGGCGCCTTAGTACCAAGCATAATCGCGCCAGTGACCGGATCAGTATAGGTCCAGGTCGGGTTTTCCTTCATCTGCACAAAGTTGCTCATGTGCTTGATGTATTCTGGTGTCCCCGGCTTGATGCCCGCCGCTTGAAGTGCCCGCTCATATTCTGTTGGGGCCGGATCGGCTTTGTTCTGCTGCTCCCACAGGTACAGGTCTTTCTGCCGTTGGAGCTCGCTCTGCTGGCGATGCTCGTACTGGCTGTTCTCCATGTCCTGCTGTCGCTGCTGCATCAGCATTGTTGCGTAAGGCCCCTGACGGCCAGCGGCGCCCGCGAGAGCGTCAGCGAGAATGCCGAGCCAGTTCATCTTTGGCTTGGCCTGAAGCTGCGGCGGATTCATCGCCTGTGCTAGTGGGCCGAAGTTGGGACCGCCGACTTCCGGCGCAACTTGCGGCTGCGTCAGGCTCGAGAAGGGCGTCATGCCACCTTGGGGCGCGGGGATGCCAAACGCCATCACAGAGCTCCTGCATGAACGCGCTCTTCGCCTCTGCGAATTGCGCTAATGGTTTGATGGGCGACGCCAAGCTTATCTGCCCAAGCCTTCGCGGTGACGTGCGCGTTGGAACGGATCAGCCTAACCTGCTCGTCCGAGATTTTGGTGAACCAGAGATCGTCACCACGGGGCTGCCGCCCGTGGCGCACCTTGTCCTTCACGTTGTCGCGCCGACTTGCCCAGCGCAAATTTTCTGGCGTGTTGTTGTGCTTATCGCCATCGAAGTGGGCCGCATCGAAGCCTTCCGGTCGCGGTCCGTTCCATGCTTCGCAAACAAGTTGGTGGATGTACTTGGTTTTGCAGTTGCCATCCCGCGAAAGGCCAACGGTCAGATAGCCGACGCTTATTTGGGTTGGCGTCAGCATCCGCTCGGGAATGGGCACGCTAGCCATCGTCCCTTTGCGCATAGCTCGACATTCCCGAGCTAGACTTTTGACCCTGCCGAGCGAACTGACCTCATAAAGCCCTTCGTAACCGGGCACGGCTTTCCATGTTTCGTTCATTTGCTCAATTTACCATAATCCACACCGGCATATTGGCCGATGAAGTTGGGGACAAAGGCGGCGGGACGAAGCTTCTCAACCTCATCCGCAATCACGCCGATGATCTTTTCGCCATTCGGGGACGACTTCCAGTTCCACTCGTACTTACCGAGGCCGTCACCCTTGTCATCCCATTCTCCGATTCGGCGAATGTTGGTCTTCAGGCGGCGGTCAGATGCCATCGAGGCGGCCTGTGCGGCGCTTGCCATTGCGGACAAGATCATCGGGCCGATCGGCTGCGACTGCGTAACCGTGCCGTTGGTCGTGTTGTACTGACCCAGAAGGCCCCGGATCGCTTCGGCGTAGGTATTACCAGCGGCCTGCGGAAGGCTGGCTGATACGCCCGTCAATCCGGCAAGCTGTCCCGGCGCTTGGTTCTGGTACTGCCGCTCCTGCGCATAATCGGCATAGCGAAGCTTGTTTTCGTTATCGGCCAGCGCTCTCGCGAGAACTCCCGCATAATCTCCCGAGCCGTAGCGGCCCGCCCCCTCAAACTTGCTGTCCACGCCGCTCGTGACATCACGGTTCGATGCGTTGATGACGTTCTGGAGATACGGGTTCCCGTTGAGGTAATTGCCGTTCATCACGCCCTGCGAGTAGTCCAGCGCGGAGTTGATGCGCGGCAGCAGGGTCGAGTTGTTGGCAGTCGCCGCCTCGAACCCCGGCCTCAGGACGTTCGCCGCGTCCGTGACGTATGGCGCAGAGTACGTGCTTGGCGCAGTCGTCTGCGTACTCTTCGATTTGGAAGATGAGAGGCCCACTTTACAGCACTTTCGCTAGAGTCATTGTGTGCGGGCGATAATCCCGCCCCTTCAGTGCCCGCATCCATCCGAGGCGGCTTTCGACGGTCACGTGGCTACAGCCAGCTCGTCGCGCCCATTCCTCGGCCAAAGGGGCCAATTCGTTGATAATCTCGCCCATGTCCCCAGTTGCGCAGAGGCAATGCAGAACAAGGGCGTTGGGATAGCGCTGGATCTCGCCAGCCACTGCCGACTTGTCCGTGTGCCAGATGATCGCCGTCCCGTTGGCGACCTTTGCGTCCAGTTCCTCGATCCGGTGAAAGTCGGGGTCCATCGCTGACGCGAACCCTTCGCGGAACCGGGGGTAGCTCAATATGAATTGTTGAGGCGGAAGCGTCCGCCGCTGACGATGTTGCCGCCCTTTTCGCCGCCGCTCTCGGTCGTCGTCGTGGGTTCGGTGATCGTGGTTGAACTGTTGGATACGGTCGTGTCGCCAACCGTCTGCGTCGGTGCAGTCGTGGCGTTGGGAATGACCGATCCGAGAAGGTTGGGAATGTTGAACGTGGTCGAGCCGTCGCCCGCGCCCCAGGTCGTTCCAATCAACGCAAACAGGGCGGGAAACGCGATCCGCGATACCGCCGAGCCGTCGCACAAAAGCGCATTATCGACCGGAGTTGAAACGGGCCTCGGAATGAAGTCCCCGACATCGCGGCGGGTCTTGTTCAGGCCCGCGATGGCATTGGCTGCGCGACGGTTGAACTGCACCTGAGATCCGGCAACAACCGGAACCGCCGAAGGGTAAGCGGCACTGGTACAGATGAACCAGTAAAGCAGGCCCGCGACATAGAGCGTGTAGGACTGGCTTCCGGTAGCCGAGAGGCTGTCCGTGGCCGTGATCGTGAAGGTCTTGTATCCAGCTACGGTCGGCGTCCCGCTGAGAACTCCGCCGCTGCTCAAGCTAAGCCCTGTCGGCAGCGAGCCGGAGGTCACTGCGTAGGTGTAAGGAGAACTTCCCCCAGCGGCGGTAATCGTCTGCGAATATGCGCTGTTGCTGGTCCCGTTCGGTAGTACCGTTGGGGCAAGGGTAATCGCCACTAGCGCTTGGCCCCGCGCTTGGGCGTCAGGTCATAGCCTTCTGCGTAATTCCAGGTCGTTCCAGCTGCGGTGCTCATGGTGAAGCGCATGTAGCGCCCACTGTCTCGCACCGGCATGTCGCCCGAGGCCGTCAGGGACGTATAGGAGTTGGTTATTCCCGTATCCCCGAGCCGAGCCCGAGACTTGATCGAAACGGTCAGCCCTGAAGTTGCGTCGGTAAGCGGGCGAATGCTCGCCAGCCTCGCGTCTCTGCCGGGAGCGATCTCGAGGTCGCCGGTCTCCAGTGTGGCCGCCATTGGCGTTCCCGAGAGCGTGCCTAGTTGGTATGACGTATCAAACACGAAGAACAGCGGGTTGCCGCCCTTCCAGTACGGGTCATCGAGAGACCGTGGGACGCTCTCCAGCGAGGAGTAAACGATCCCGATCTCTTCCAGCGTCCACGTCCGCGAGAAGCCCGCAAAAACGATTGTCGAGGGCTGGTGAACGACCGACCACGCATCCAGCACCCAGTTATAGATCCAGATCGTGTCGCCCATGCCCCAGGCAACGAGGCTGTTGTGCATATCCACCGAAGTGGACATTCCCGACCAGTCGCTGTTCGAGTAACTGTTGGCGAAGGTGCGATCGACGCGCTCCTGCCCGATCGGCTTGATCGTCGCCCCGTCCCACATCATGAAGCCGCTATCGGAGAGCCAGAAGCCCATCTGACCGGCCTGGATTACCGAGTGAGGTGAAACACAGCCAACGTTGTTTGAGATCTCGTCAAACTGAAAGACCAGATTGTCGCCAACGTAGGTCATTCGCGAAACGCGGGTGCGCTGGAGGATAATCCCAAATTCGCCGCCAAGCAGGCCCTTGATCTCGCCGCCTGAGGGAATGATCTGGTAGTCGCACTGCTCGAGGCCGACTGTCCATGATTGGGCGTTGTTGATGCCCGACCACTGGAGCTTGTTGGCTACCCCGCCCGCAGGCGCACAAACGAGAAAGTCCTTGACGACCGTAAGCATGGTAGCCGTTGGAGGCGCCCCCCCAAGAGCACCGACCGTGAAGGTGGCAAGATCGACCTTCTGGAGCGGGTCGGTCCCGTTGGTTGCAATGGCAACGCCGCCGAACTGCGCGAACCGCCATCTTCCGGATCCGGCAGAGTAGCCGGTGCTGATCTGCGTCCATCCGGTGTTGGAACTGACGTAAAGCTTGTCGGTCGTTCCCGCGATGATCGAGGTGACACCGGCGGGCGAGGTGAATGTACCGGCCCCCAAGGGTTTACCCGGAAGCGCGGAGGTAAGCTGCGTCCACTGGCCAACCGGGCGATAGCCCAGCGGCCCGCGATAGACGTTTGAGGCCGTCTGCAGGCCGTCACTGAGGAATGGCGGCTTATCGGGTTCGTAAGCCCCGAAGATGAGCCTCACGTGCGCAGAATCCGGGGCGCAAGGGCATCACGGTTCCAGCGGCGGTTTTCGCTGTTGACGTGCAGCTCATCGAGCATTTCGTCATGGGCGGACTTGATGAGCGGCAGGCGCTCGTCGTTCCAGCCAAAGAACTCCGCCTGAAGCAATGCTCCAAACAGGTAGATGTCGGGCGCCTTGGTCAGCAGCCAGTTGGTCGTGTTGGAAACCGACAGCGCAGGAATGCCCTGTCGGTAATTGATGGTCGCAGAGCCGGTGACGGCGGGATCGGTGCGGATATACGAACCAACCACGTCGAACAGCACGGGATCTTCCTGGAAGTCGCCGTCGATGCTGTTGAGGCCGTCGAAGTCTGCGGGGAGGGGAGCGATGCCGTCCGCGAACGTGATGGTCGTGACGGTGTTCTGTTGCTCATCGTCAAGCTTGCGCTGGAACCGCGCCTCCGCGAGTTGGATGAACTCGGGGATACGGGCGGTCAGGTTCGCATCGCCTGACTTGTTCAGCCAGTTGCCGACTGCCGTTTGGAGGCTCGCAAAATCGCTGATCACATGCGTTTCCCGTGCGGGTTGAACGCAGGCGCGAGAGCGATCAGCTTGCGCAGTTCGTCATTGTATTCGGGCTTGAAATACCAACCGTTCGGAAGGCCGCGCGATTGCCCGTAAATGACGCACAGGGTCTCGGGCAGGGTCGCGATCTCGTAGCCCATGCCCTCGACATACTTGGCGCCGTTGAGGCGCTGTTCCGCGACGTATTCACGGACAGGAGCATCATCCTGCGTATGCGTAACGGCCACCTTGTCGTCGGCGTGGTCGTAATGAAACTCTTCGGTGATGGCGCCCGTCTTGTCGGACGTGAGTTTTTCGACCGGCATTGCGGCACCCCCAAAAGAAAAGGCCCGCCGAAGCGAGCCTAACTTAGTGTTATCGTCTAACTGGATGCGGCTACGGTATGTGCCGCCAGTTCTCGCGCCTCCAGATGGCGGTTATCGCCCTGTGGCTAACGCCGTATTCTCTGCCGATCGATGCGGCACTCTGTCCGCTCCCCTCTCGGGCGCGAATGGCGCGAACATCGTCCTCGGTCAGCTTTGCGCGCTGGTGATCTACACCCAAGCGCCTTCCCGGCCTCGCCCGTCCCTTGCGGTGCATGTCGGCCATGTTTTCTTTGAATGTCCCGGCCATTAAATGAGATGGATTCACACACGGCGGGTTGTCACACGTGTGCATAACAACTTCGGGCTCAAACCCGTTCGCGATCAAAAACGACAAGCGGTGCGCACCCACCTGTGGAGACCCCTTGCCGCCTCGCTGAATTTGTCCGTAGCCGTTAGGCGATCGCTTCGCCTTCCACGGCCAACAATCGTTAGGTCCGAGTTTCTCAACATAGCGCCAAAACCGCTCCTCCAGCGGTGCGTGAGTGCGGCCAGCGTGAGGATCGCCGTATTTGGCAACCCGCTGATAGTGCATCTCGCACCAGCCCTTGGCGTAGTATTTGCGAGTACATCCCTCGACTAAACAGGCGTTCTGCAATGTGACCCTCCCATCTCTGGAAGGGCCACACTACATCATTGCTGGATTTAACGCAATTACTGACCTCAGCTAAGGTCTGCAACCAACGCGAGACCCGCTTCGTTGCGAACCTCGATGCTGTACTCGGAGAGCACCGCGCCCTTCATCGCGTCGCCAGTCGTCGCAATATCGATCGACTTGAACTTACGGCCAGGGAGGTACACAACCGATACCAGCGACGGGTCGAGAAGGTGAACTTCACGATCCGCACTGGAAGCCGCACCGCGCGTGAACCGCGACGGGACAATCTTCAGCGTGCCGAAGTCGCCGTCATAGACCGTGATGGTCGCCGTCAGCTTCTTGTCTTCGACGCTGTAGAACTTCGTCGCACCGCCCGAGAAGGTGGAGATGACTGCACGCTGCTTCGGACCGCAGAGAGCGACCGAAGGCTTGCCGCCAGCAACCCAGGCATTCTGCATCTGGGCGGTCATCAACGCTTCCGTGAAGGTGCGCTGCGTGCCGTCAGTACGGGCAGTCGTGGTCGAGCCGTTGGCCGCACCAACGCCAGAGCTGACGTTCGTGGCGTACCACGAAAGCAGAGGACGGAGCTGGGGGGCAGTCGTCGAGTTGCCGGTCACCGGAGCCTGGTTCGAGCATAGCACGAACTCGATGTCGCGCTTGAGCTCGGCCCGCTTGTTGGCCATCTGGCGAACGATTTCCGAGTTACGGCCAGCCTTGTCCACCGCTTCCTGCGTGCCCGACACGATGACTTCCTTGCGGGAAA